TAAGAGTCGAAAAAGTTTTTTATCGCCGGATGTATCATTTCACCGGCTAAGTAAGTATCTGTTCAGATTATCCGAAGTACACCGACTCTGTGCCGGGAGTGAACGAATCACCAAGACCTTTTACAACGATAACGTGGTAATAAAGATCAGCACCAAAGATGTTGTCAACTACACCGTAACGGGTGAGCAATCCAACACGTGGAGCAAAATCATTAGGACCAACTGTACGCTGCACCATCACTGGGATGTATGGACAATAAACGATACCTGTGTCATAAAACTCAGGTCCTTTGTAGCCCAAAAGTATGTATTCCAAACGCTCATTACGGGCGCCAGACTCTACTTGTGCTTCTGTACGTGTATCGCGGTAAACATTGAACCTTCCACCAAGATTACCAACGCGAGCTATCCCAACTGGTTGGGTGTTCACATTGCCTTGAACTTGCATCCACTGAAACTCAGGGAGCATTTCAAGAATCGCGCAAACCTTAGGTGTTGCAACTAAGAAGTTAGCAGCACCACGGCGGTTACGAATCGCAATACGATTCGCTTCTACGATGATCTTAGCATAAAGGTCACGATTACGTTCGGCCATCCAACGTCCGTCTGCACTTGCAGGGCTCCAGGTGCTAACACCTTTGCCTCCAGCAGCATTGTTTGCGCAAACTTGAACCATTCTCATGAGCATTTCACGGTCGATTTCAGCCTGAATTTCATACGACATAGCGTTTGTCAATTCAGTATCGATATCAATACCATTCATGTTCTTGAGGTCTTGTTCAAGTTCAACACTCCAACGTGCAGCGAGCCTACGAGTACCAGCTTCAACAGCAGTCTTTTCAAATGAAACGACCATCTGTGGAATGTCTCCGGTGAGCTCATAGTTTTGAAGTAGTTCTGCAACACCTTTGTCTTCATCGACAAAGCTACCAATTTCTCCACCACCAGTAAGATCAGAGGAGCTAGCTCCTGTGAAACGGGTGTCGAGATTTTGGTATCCAGCTTCAGTTCCGTTGCTGTAGTCATGACGACCTCCAGCAGCAGGAGCTGTTTTACCATCGATACCAGTGCCGAGGCTTTCGCTCTCGTACTTGTAACGCATAGCAAATGCTAGACCTACAGGACCACTCATTGGTTGAACGCCAACGATCTCATTAGTGATAAGTTCAGGGAATGTACGACGAATCATCGGGATCAGAATCTTGGGAAGACGATGGTCTCCTGTGGCGTATTGATCACCTGTTGGTGATGACTGTCCACCGAGATTACCAAACGATGAGCTTCCACCGAGCGTACCACCAGCATATGAGTTCTCTTTCAAGCACCATGTCTCTTGGTTTTCCAAGAGGATCGCGGTGTTCAAGCGAGAATGATCATCTGTGATAGCAGCAACGTTATCGGAACTATAGTCCAATACTGGAGCCCATTTCTCAAGAAGAACGCCTGCGCGTTCTTGATCGATGTATGATTGTGCGGGTTTTACCTGTGACATATCTAATGTTTCCTTGTACCTACTCAGGCCATTGAGGCCTCAAAAAAGGATTTTACCACCTATTCAACTCCCCCATGTAGTTGTTAAACAGACCTGCGTCTTGTTTGTTACCAGGTGTGGATTGTTCGATCTGTGTTTCAACACTCTCTTTGACAACCTGTTTCTTTTCAGAAACCGGACGGTCAGCGATCTTCTTACCAGCTGTTGCTGATTCTTTGAGTGTGTTGAGTTTGTCAGTTTCTGACTTGTCAAACATATCCAATGTGTAATTAAAATTTTCGTTGATGAACTCAACTGACTTACCTGTGAACACCTTTTCAATGTGGGCTTTTTGACAGATGGAAGCCCTTCTGTTAATTGTTCGATCAAAATTTTTGCATCTTTTACTGCTGTTTGTTCTTTGAGCAAGTTGTTTTCTTGTTCAAGTTTAGCCATTCTTTCAGATGCTTCATCGATCTGACGTTTGCCATCGATAACAGCTTCACGTACTTGTGTGTTTGACAAAGCGTTGTCAATGGACAATGATTTTCTGAGTGACTCCAGTACTGTCATTGCGTGTTTGTTCTTCACGGCCTCTTCTATTGATTCGGCGGGTATTGCTTTCTCGATGTATAGATCAATATAGTTGCTGATGTTGTCAACGAGGCTCTCTTTGAACATCTTGGCATCACCATCAATTTCATTTCTAAATTTTTCAACCAACGCAACAAGTTTTTGTGCATGGTTTTTGTCAAGTGCACCAACAACACGTTTGAG